GTGCTGCTGCGTCAGGTGTGATCGGAGTAGTGGGTGGGGTCGCATCGGTTGCGGGCAGTGGATTTTGTTGCCCAGCGCCTCCGAAAGGCGTCTTTGTTGGTGAGTCGTCCTCTTCGCCGACTGTTGGCAGCACCGAGTACCGGTTGGTGCTGAAGTATGGTTTGTTCACGGGCAGATCCCTGGTGTTAACAGGTTGCACAGCTGCCGCAGGTGATACCTCCTTGGTTTCAACAGTGGGTTTGGAGCAAAAAGGTGCTACGGAAGCAGGTAAGGTGCTGGCTTTGGATTTATGCCCCTTCATGGGCGTAGCACTGGGGTTCGAAACATGTCTTATCTTTTGCTTCTTCACAGTTTTCCATTGCTCAGTTTTGTCAGCCTTGACAGCCTTGGCGGCGTCTTTGGCTCCTTGATCCTGCTCTTTCATGTCCCTCTCGATGGCCGTCGATGGGGTCTCCTTCTTCGCTCGAGGTGTCTTGTCCTTTGCTTGGTGCACGTGACAACAGAGTCGGTCGCATTTCAATCCAGCGTCGCACTCCTTCCACCTGTTCTTGCTCTTCCCTGAGTCTTTTTGTTTGGCCTTTGCTCTTGCCTCTTGGTCTTTGATGCACTTGTCCATATGTCGTTTTCCAGCCCCACTCTTTGCGGATCCACCACCGCGGTGACTGTGAGTTGGCTTCTTACAATGCTCTGCTTTTGGACAATCGCGTTTGTGCTCATGTACGTGGACGGCCCCGTCGGGGTGTCCCTCTCCTGGGTAACCAAGGGTCGAGTCAAAGGCTGGCAGAGCCCGTAACTCCGTGGGCAGTTTTCCTTTGCTCCCACGCGCGCCAGTAGTCTTCTTGTGTCTACTGCGACTTCGTTTATGCTTCTCTGCTCGAGTCTTCGATTTCTCGAGCAGACGGCGGGTTTCGTCCCGCGCGTCGTTGCGCTTCAGATCACATGTGGATCTGAGCCCCAACTTGTCATGATGATAAATTGGGGGCTTCTTTTGAGCTGGGCCTATGCGGTACTCAGTATACTTTGGTTTGCCTACTTTCTTTTTCGGCTTACCCGCTGTCTTTCGGCGACGGCGTTTGTATCTGACTTCGGTCCACTTCTCTAACTTGGTAGTTTTGGTCTTCTTGATATCTGGTGATTTAACGGTGAAACTAGGTCGGGTGATGTTTGTCATCCCGACCGTTCCTGCAAGGTCATGAGTCTCGCTGGAGATGGTGGTCATAATAATTGTGTGGTGATTGCCCGGGCGACTGCTAAAGATTTGTGGGTTAAGACTTCCCTCTAAAATGCGACCGTCTGTACGGGTTCAGGTGGTGGAAACGACTACGTTTTTCGGTTTCGATGTTGACTTACGATAATAAGCCCACTCTTCGGAATAAAGAGTGATCGGGGGTTGGGGAGGTGAAGTGCCCCCCTAGCTCTCGGAGCTACCGGGGTGGGGTGTGATGTACTACATTACTAGCGTGCGTGATGCGCACAGCATGCGGGCGGCTCTCGCGACGAATGTCTATAACGGTCTGCGGCCGGAATACTGTGATTGCTAGATGGTATAGTGTGAGGTCACACCCCGGGTGCCACTCTTTGGGTGAAAGCGGTGGCGGTCTCTTTACTGGGTGTCATGCGACTACACCACTGTGTGTTGTTCTATTCTAATTTCTATTCCTATTCTCGAGTCTGGTCTATTCTAATTGCTATTCCTGTTCTCATGTAGGTCTATTCTAATTGCTATTCCTGTACTTGAGTCTGGTCTATTCTAATTGCTATTCCTGTTCTCGTGTAGGTCTATTCTAATTTCTATTCCTATTTTCTAAACTAACACGACACTATTCACATGAAGTAGTGCCGATTTTTCATCCAGTATGTTTCCACTGGGTGTCACTTCAGGTATTCCCTGCGGTGTAGGTGTGGGTCTCCCTTGACTGGGACCATCACATAAGCCTTACCTGAAGACTCATCGATCTGAGCCTCCTGCGCTTCGGGCGCGGGGGAGGCGTCAGACACCTTACCTTCCAAGGATCTTGGAATACTTGAGCGTGAGGGAGTGAAAGACGGCATCTTGATCCTCTTCATCTCCTTACGCTCCTTCTGCGTGGCCAGCAAGAGTGCTGGCGCAAGCGCAGTAAAGTACTCCACGGCCATGCTTAGGCCCTTCTTGGCGATGTTGGTTCCTGTAGTGTTGAAGAACTCGGAGACTAGCTTCATCCGCTCTCCTTTGACTAAGTTGACGATCCAGTTGGCGTTCGCTTCTGCCCAGTTGACTTCGTTCGTCGCTGCTGCCACAGTAACAGAGTTTGTTTCAGTCTGTTCAACTGCAGCCCATGTGAGTCCGTCGTCATCGCTAACCATTATCTTTGCCTCCACATCTGTCTTCGTGGTTGCTCCAGGTGTAGGGTTCACAGTACCTAAATCCTGCGCGGTGGATATGCCATACACTCCTGAGTCCTCGATGAGGAGACCCGTGGGACCGTACACGGTCGGGGTGTTTGTGAGTGTGTTGACAACTGGCGCGGTTTGTAGTGCGAACGGATCTACTGAAACAACTGATTGTGGGGCCTCGATGTAGTACTGGTCTTCGGCTGTCTGCATCTGCAGCATTCGTCGTCCTGTAGTCGTGGGTCCAGAGATGCTTTCGTTTGGCACCTGAAAATTGAACGTGTAGTGTACCCAGATTTCTCCCACTGGCAGCCCGCTAACGGCAGGCTGTGACAGGTAGATGGGATTCATCAGTACGTGGATCATACCGGCATCATAAGCAGAGATTTCCCCAGTCGGTGTCTGATCGTCCTTGCGGATGAACAGCTTTTGGCCGGTAGATCTCTTCATGATCCGTGGTGGTATGTTGTACTGCGTTGATTTTTCCCACAAGTTGCCGGATTGCATGTTGTACTGCATCGCTACTTGTTCTACTGTCGTCGCGCCTGAATCCTTCGAATCTCCGTCGAAGTACATGTAGACGCGACCAGTTAGGTCTGTTGTGGCTGAAGTTACGAACTCGACGCGTGCCTTTGGGACGGTGTATGTCTCAAACTGTCCCGCGATGGGGTAGAGCCACTTCCAAATCGACAAACCTGGGTTTAACGCCCAGGAGTAGG